TGATGCACGCTGGGTGGCTCATCAAGTCGGCTGGCCGCAACTGGAGCCCCTCGTATTGCGAGATGTACCGGGGCGACCTGTACACCGTGGAGGCCGCAGCATCGGGCATGAACGACATCACGGCAGCCGCTGCGTTGTCCCTGATGTTCCACAAGCCCGGCTCACAGTCCAGCATCAAGCAGGTGCGTGAGGCCCGCAACCTATCGATCCTCCCCGGCAGCGCTGAGGACCTCACGATGTTCCGCGCGGAGAAGTCCGCCGACAACAACACCGTGGGTGGGAACCTTGAGCAGGCGGCACGGCGTCTCTCCTCGGCGTTCCTCATGCAGTCGGCCATACAGCGCTCCGGTGAGCGGGTGACCGCAGAGGAAATCCAGAGGCTCGGCCAGGAGCTGGATAAGGCGCTGGGCGGCCTCTACACCAACATCTCCGATGGCAACCAAAAGCCCATCATCGTGCGGGGCGTGGTGCTTCACGAGGAGCGGAACCCCAAGCTCAGGCTCCCCAAGGACAAGGTGACGGTGGAGGTTATCACCGGCATTGAAGCCACAGGGGACAGCATTGAGGCCAACAACCTTCTGGATTGGGGCTCCGTGGTCTCCAAGATGTGGGGCCCTGAGGGTGTCAAGCAGGTGAACGTCAATGACTTCGCCAAGCGGTACGCCACCTACAAGGGCATCAAGCCCGATGGCCTGATACTCACGCCACAGCAGGTAGGCCAGAACACCCAGCAGCAGATGCAGGCCGGCATGATGCAGGAAGCCGTGAGCAAGGGCATCGGGCCGGGCATCAAGGCCATAGCAGACAGGGGCGGGGGCAATGGTGTTCCCGGCCAGCCAACCACACCGCCACCAACACAGTAAACCACACATAAGGAGCCAGCACCATGGCAGGCGAACAGGAGAATACCCCAAGCGCTGGCGAGAAGGCCATCGCAGACGGCAGGCTTGAAGTGGGCACAGGGTCCGGCACAACGACCTCGCTGGACGCGGGCGGGAAGCCGGTCACCAAGTCCTCCGATGGTGTCATGCTTGATGTGTCCGACGAGGGCACGGAGCAGCAGGGCATCAACGCGCACACCGGCACGGAATTCGAAACGGCAGACGAGACGGAGGACGGCAAGTCCAAAGAGGGGGAGCCCGGGGACGAGGAGCCCAAAGACCCGGATGGCCCGGAAGCTGGGGATGGTGAGGCCAAGCCCTACGAGCCCCTCCCAGACTACGACCCGGCCAGCGAGGAGGTAGCCGCCAAGTATGACGAGCGGTTCCTCTCCGAAGACGCGGAGGGCGGTCAGGTCCTCAACACTGCGGCCATCGCCGATGAGATACGGGCCAACATGGCCAAGCCCGAGGGTGCCACGGAGCGCCCCAACGAGGGCACCTACAAGTGGCTCAAGGACAAGCTGGGCATCACGCGAGACATGGTGGACAGCCATATCGAGGGCGAGAAGGCCAAGTTCCTCCAGAACAAGGCGGCCATGGACGAGGTGACTGGCGGCGAGGAGGTCTGGAACAAGAAGCTCGCATGGGCCTCTACGCAGGCCGATGGCAAGCCCGGGGGCTACACCAAGGAGCAGGTGGCCCGCTTCAACGAGGCCATGAAGAAGGGCGGCGCGGATGCAGCGGAGCAGATCGAGTTGCTCAATGAGCGCTACGCCAAGGCCACGGGTAGCACCGCTGGCAAGTCCGCCACTGCCACCAAGCCGGGCATCGGGGTGCAACGGCGGCCCGCCTCGCCGGCCAAGTCGGCCACCACCGGGGCCAACACCCAGAGTGGGGGAGCCCCCTCCGCCAAGCCTTTCGCCAACAAGGCGGAATACGACAAGGAATTGGCAGCCATCCGCACCATGAAGCCCGGAGCGGAACAGGAAGCCAAGCATAGGGAGCTGCGGGCCCGCACTGCTGTCTCCCCGTGGTTCAAGGCCCAGAGCAGGGGCTGACCGACCACACCGCTGGGCAACCAGCTTAGCACCCGCGACTACCCGCAATCTCCCTACCAACAAACCTTAGGAGAACGACTACATGTCGGACTACACCGATGCCGCATCCCGCTTTGGCAAAAAGGCGGGCACCGGAGACGACCGCGCCCTGTTCTTGCAGGAGTTCGGCGGCCTCGTCATCCAGACCTACGATGAGACGATGGACTACATGGACCTTCGTTTCGTCAAGAACATCACGGAAGGCAAGGCGGACAGCTTCCCGATCATCGGGCGCAAGCGTGATGCCTCTGAGCACCTCCCCGGCGAACTGATCCTCGGCGGCTCTATCGAGAGCAATGAGGTCGTCATCACGCTCGACAACATGGTCTACGACAGCGTGTTCATCGCGGAGATCGACAAGCTCATCTCCCACTTCGATGTCATGGAGCCGTACACCCACCAGCTCGGCCAGTCGCTCGGCAGCTTGCAGGCCCGCCGTGTCGCCATCATGCACATCCTGGCGTCCCGCAAGTTCTACGTGGCCGGCTCCCCCACGGGTGTGCCGCAGGGCCAGCCTGCGCCGACCTACATCTACGACGCCAACATGAAGACCTCCGCCACCGTGCTGGAGACCTCCGCGTTCACCGGGCGGCAGTACCTTCTGGAGAACGAGATCAGCGGCTCCGATCCCCGCCTGATGCTCCCCCACCAGCAGTATCTCCTCCTGGCCCGCAACTTCGGCGTCGATGTGTTCAAGCCGGAAGCAGGTGGTGGTGATCGCCGTTCGGCCCGTGTGAACAGCCCCATCGCCGGCTTCGAGGTCAAGGGCACCAACCACATCCCGAAGACCAACATCACGACCGGCCTCACGAAGTATCAGGGCAACTTCACCACGACCGTGGGCCACATCTCGTCCAAGTGGGCAGTCGGCTCGCTGGAGCGTCGTGGCATGCGCGTGGTGGTCAAGGACCAGGAGGAGCGTCTCGGCACCATCGCGATTGCCTCCCAGTTCAACGGCCACGATGTCCTCCGCCCCGAGGCGAGCATCGAGCTGGCCACTACGGTTCGCAGCTAAGGCCCTCCCCACTTAGTTGCGCATAACGGGCCTCCCCGGAGAATAGCCTCGTGCTACCCGGGGAGGTCACGCGCACCGCGTCCCCTTATGCGGGCACAGGGGCAGGAAACTTGAGCGGGGTGGGTGACGCATCTCTCCCTTCCGTTCCTCCAGCGCCCCAGCAGTAACAAGGCCCCTGTGCCTCCATAACGGGACCGTACGCCTATGGCAATCGACACGACACCCACCACACCGACCACCATCCTTGATGCCGTGAACATCCTGCTTGAGGCCGCACGGGTCTCCGGGGTGGACAGCCTTGCACAGGTGGACATCAACGAGGACGCAGCGGCAGCCAAGAAGGCCTTGGACGATGTGAGCCGTGAGGTCCTCCGTGCGGGCTGGGAGCAGAATACCAGCAGGGGCTTTGTGCTCGACCCCGAGATTGACGGCACGGTGAACCTCCCGCTGGACACCGCCAAGGTCAAGATCAGCCGGGGCTATTCGGGCAACCGCTTGGTCCCCCGTGACGGCAAGCTCTATGACCCCAAGCTGCGGACCTTCACCATCGGCAAGAGCGTGACGGTGGACCTCGTGCAGTACCTTGAGTTTGAGAGCCTCACGGACGCCATGAAGTCTTACATCACGGCCCTTGCGGCAAGGCGCTTCGCCATCCCAAGGCTGCCGTCCCCAAGCAACTTTCGCTACACCGATGAGATGGTGCAGGGCTTCCTCACTGCCTTGGAGCAAGAGGACACCGATCACGATGACCGGGGCATCTCAGAGATCAGCCCACACTTCGCTAAGTTTCGCAGGAGGTAACACCGCATGGCCGATGAACTACGGACCCAGCTTGTTGCCAACCTAGTTCAAGGCGTGTCCCAGCAGGCAGAGCAGCAGCGTCGGGACACTCAATGCGAGGCACAATGGGACTGCTTCAATTCGCCTTCTGAGGGGGCACAGGCACGCCCATGCTCTGAGGTGGTCAAGGTGTGGGCTGCCAGAGACCTCACCGGGGCCTTCTTCTCCGAGGTGCTCCGCGATACGGAGAACTATCTGACTGGCATCGTGGACACCACCAAGCCCTTCGCCATCAACTTGGACAGCGGGGTGGACGCCACCATCACCGGGACTAACACGGACGGGTATCTTGATGCCGTTGTGGGGGTCAGCCCTGCGGACCAATACCGCACGGTTGTCATTGAGGATACCACGGTGCTCCTCAACCGGCAGGTCAAGCCCCTCATGGACCCCGGGGTGCTTTCCCCCGTGCAGTATCCTGCCGCAATTGTCTTCGTGCGGGCCACGAGCACCAAGGCCACCTATACGGTGACGGTGACGGGCAAGGGCAGCAATGCGGGTAACAACGCCACGGCCTCCTTCCAGACACCCGCAGCCGGCTCCAGCAGCCCGGAGCAGGGGGCTACCGACTACATCGCCAACCAACTGGCCCTGAGCGCCACGCCCCACATCAACGGGCAGAACGGCTATACG